GCGGGCGTATCGTGTGCGGCTGCCGCAGCCCGGTCCGTGGCAGGTACGCGTGCGACGTGTCACTCCGGACTACGACAGCGCTTTGCGGCAAGATGAAACGTGGTGGGGCAGCTACACCGAATTGCGTGATTGGCAGATCGCCTACGCGGACAGCGCCTATGTTGGGCTGGCAATCGATGCGGAGGTGTTCGGCTCGCGCCTGCCGACACGCAGCTATGAGGTGCGCGGCCTCAAGATCAAGGTGCCGTCCAACTACAATCCGCAGACGCGCGTCTACAATGGGCAGTGGAACGGAACGTTCCAGGTTGCGTGGACCGACAATCCCGCTTGGGTCTTCTATGACCTGCTGACAAACGATCGATATGGTCTCGGATCAAGCATTCCGGCTGCGGCCGTCGACAAGTGGGCACTCTACACGATCGCGCAATATTGCGATGAGATGGTGCCAGACGGCGCTGGTGGAGAGCAGCCCCGCTACACGTTTAATGGCGTGATCAACGACGCGCGCGAGGCCTGGGAAGCGGTGCAGACCATCGCTGCCGCTTTCCGTGGCATGGTGCACTGGGGCGCGGGATTGGTGACCGCGACGCAAGATGCGCCCGCCGAGCCGGTGAAGCTTGTGACGAACGCCAATGTCATCGATGGTGTCTTCAGCTATTCCGGTACCGCATTGTCCGCCCGCCACACCGTGGCTCAGGTGACGTGGACCGACCCGGCGAACGGCTACAAGCCAACCATCGAACTGGTCGAAGATCAACAGGCGCTGGCGCGTTGGGGATCGCGGCCGATTGACATTGCGGCGCTGGGCGTCACCTCACGTGGACTGGCGCGCAGGCTCGGCCGATGGATGCTCGATACCGAGGCGACCGCTACGACAACGGTCACCTATCGCGCGGCGCTCGACCACGCTGGCTTGCGTCCTGGCGACATCATCGCGGTAGCGGATCAATGGCTGGCAGGCGTGCGTTACGGCGGCCGCATCGCAACGGCCACAACCACAACAGTGACACTGGACGCGGCTGTGACGCTCGATCCTGGGCAGTCCTACACGCTGCGCGTCACGCTGCCGAACGGGACCGTCGCGCAGCGTAATGTGACCACAGGCGCCGGCACGCATACCACACTCACGCTCGCCAGCGCGCTGCCGACCGCGCCCATACCGAACGCGGTGTGGCTGCTTGCGTCGGGCACCGTAGACCCGCGACAGTTTCGCGTCATCTCGGTCGCCGAGGTCGAGCCGTCGATCTACGAGATCACGGCTTTGTTGCACGATCCAACTAAATACGCACGGATCGAACAAGGTATCTCGGCGACGCCTCCGGGATTCACTGCGTTCCCAACCGGCCCGGTGCAGCCGCCGTCCGATGTGGCGGTGCGCGAATTTGTCGCGCTGATCGGCGGCGCGGTCACATCGGTCGCAACCGTGTCGTGGCTGTTGTCGCCTGATCCGCGCGTGCAGACCTATCAGGTTGAAGCGCAGCTTGCCGATGATCCGCGCTGGCAACCGGTCGGTGTGACGTCAACGGCCAGCATCGACGTGCTGGACACGCGCCCAGGACCAGCTACGTTCCGCGTGCGTGCTACTGATGCGCTTGGCCGTCATTCCGCTTGGGTTACGCTGACGACATCGCTTGTTGGACTCGACGCGTCGCCCGACGATGTGACCAACGTACGTGGCACCGTGCGCGGCGATACGTTGTGGCTGACATGGACGCCTGTACGGTCGCATGGCTACGCCACCTACCGCGTTCGGTTCTCGCCGCTAACATCAAACGCAAAATGGACCGCTGCGGTGGATATTGCCACGGGAGTTACGACGGCCGATGTTGAAGTGCCGTTGATGCGAGGATCGTTCCTGATCCGCGCCGAACTTCCGACAGGCGCGATGAGCGCCACGCCGGCGGTGTTCGTCAATCTTGCCAACCCGCTTACCGAGCTGAATGCGGTCGCGACGCTGCCGCAGCATCCAACGTGGGCTGGCACAAAGACTAACACGACAGTGGTGAACAACAAGCTGGTGATATCGCCTGGTCATACGTCAGGAATTTACAGTTTCTCTTCGCCCGATCTGACGCAAGTCTATGTTTCGCGTGTCTCCGCCTCGATCGATGTAGCAGGCCTACTGTCGAGCGACGACATGTTCGCTTGGCCTGATCTGTTCGCGGTGGAGAACATCTTCGCAGATGATTCGGATGCGTGGTCTGCGGCGATCGAGTTGCGCACGACACTCGACGATCCGAACGGCACTCCGACGTGGAGCGAATGGGGGCCATTCGTCGTCGGCGACTATACGGCACGCGCGCTTCAATTTCGTCTCACGCTCACATCGCTCGACAATGGCGAGACGCGACCCGTGGTGTCGGCGCTGACGGTGGAGATCGACATGCCAGACCGCACCGAGAGTGCGAACAACGTGTCAGTGCCGGCCGCCGGGCTTGACGTGACGTTCGCCACCCCGTTCGCGGCCGTGCCGTCGATCGTCGTGACTGGGCGCAATCTCGCCTCCGGCGATTATGTCAGCGTGACGAATCAGACGCGGGCGGGTTTCCGCATGCGGTTCTTCAACTCCGGCGGCTCCGGCGTGGCGCGTGTCGCGGACTGGGTTGCCGTCGGCTACGGTAGGCAGGTGTAACGGTAAGTAGGTGTAACGATGGCGCAGCATGACTATGGCAATCCGCAGCCGCCATTCAGCGGTACGCAGCTCAATACGACGCTACGAAACTGGCGCGACGCGCTGCATACTCTGCATCGCGGCGCGAACCGACCGAGCTACGTCCAGGGCGGCATGCTGTGGGTGCGGGAAGTTTCCAGTACGAATTGGGAGCTCACATTTTACGACGGTGCTGACGACATTCTGGTCGCAACGATCAACCCGTCCACCAACACAATCACACCAGCCGGCGCAGCGACGCCCGCAGATCTCCAGACGCGGGTGGCGAAGGCTGGCGACACGATGACGGGTCTGTTGACTTTGTCGGGTGCGCCGACTTCTTCGAATCACGCAGCGACAAAAGCCTATGTGGATTCAGCAGCCAGCGCGCGGGTGGCGAAGGCTGGCGACACGATGACGGGTTTTCTCACGCTCCACGCTAATCCGACGGCGAACCTGCACGCGGCGACGAAGGCCTATGTCGATACTGTTGCCGGCGGTGGTGGCCGAAAGCTGACAGGCATTTACGTATTCAATTCAACGCAGAACTGGACGCGACCAACAGGTACGACGGCGATGCTGGTATGGGCCGTCGGTGGCGGCGGCGGTGGCGGTCAGGGATGGGATTCTGGCGGTGGTGGCGGCGGCGAGGGTGGTGAACAGCCGTAACTGATGCGAGGAGATGGCCAATGCCAAATATCACACTGTATCGTGCGCAGGGACACAAAACGGGCACGCGTCACGGCGGCGGCGCCGGTGCGGTCACCGGCGCTGCGGCGCAAGCCAATACAGGCGCTGGCGGATATGGCGGAGATGGTAGCGCGGCCCCTGGTTTCGGCGGTCGCAGCGGCGAGCAGCGGCTGCACTGGATCACCGATGCTGATGTGCCGAGCGGCCAAATCACGATCACGATCGGAGCAGGTGGCGCCGGTGGCACAAACGGTCCAGGCGGCACAGGCGGCACCACCTCGGTCGGCTCGCTGGTCAGTGCCACCGGCGGTCTGGGCGGCATAGGTGGCAGTGATGGCAATCCTGGGTTTGCCGGCGGAAGTGGCGTGGTGATCATCCTGACATTTGCATGAGGCAACGATGCGATACGCTATCATTGATGCTGGCCATGTGGTCAACATCGTCGAAGCAGACGGGCCGGTTGAGGGCCTGACGATGGTACCGACCGAGACAGCCGGCATTGGGTGGGAGTGGACGGGCACGGCATTCGTGCCGCCGCTGCCACCACCGCCGCACGTGCCCGCGAGCATCACACGCCGCCAGCTTCGGCTCTGGCTCGTGCGGCACGGCTACACGCTCGCCCAGGTGGAGGCGCTGATTGATGCGCTGCCTGAGCCGCAGCGGGCGGAGGCGCGCATCGAATGGCAGGACGCGA